ATGCTGGCATCAGCAATTAGTGCAGTTGGGAATGTGCCAGTAGTAATCTTGCTGGCATCCAACACGGGAATATCAGCAGCTACCAAAGGCACTGCTGCAGTGATGTGCCCTTGATTGTCGAAGGTGATGCTGCTAACAGTGGCGCCAGTGACTGCGTTGCTGTGGTTTAACGTGCCGGAATCAACTGCCAGCCCAGTGCCTGGCTGGATGATGCCCTTGGTGCTGGCTGTTGCATCAGGGATGTCAGTGGGAACAATGGCGCGGAAAGTTGGTGCGGCATCGGCGCCGCTGGTTGGCCCTGCAAATACTGTTGCTGCTGTTTGCGTATCAAGGGTGGCTGTAAGCGTGGCGCTATAGGCATCTGGATACGCAACGGCAATTGCAATAGGCGTAGAGTCAACAATGTTGATTGTGCCAATACCTGCTTGCTGCACCCATGCGCTGCCGGTCCAAGTGAACTCTTGGCTGTTGTTGGTGTTAAACCATTGCTGGCCAATAAATGCGCCAACGCCTGATGGTGATGCCGCAGCGACAATTGCCGCTGAATCGTCATCTAGCTTTGCTGCTGTGATGGCACCGTCAAGGACTTTGCCGGTGGTAACGGCGTTGGTAGCAATGGCGCCCTCGGTGACGGCGCTAGTGGCGATGGCAGTAGCAAAAGAACCAGTGCCGGTGCCAGTTATATCGCCCGTCAGCGTAATAGTTTGATCGCCAGTATTATCGCCAGAAGACGTGCCCGAGAAGGTGCCATCCTGAGTGGCAAGAGTGCCCAACTCCAGAGTGGTGCGCATGTCAGCAACACTGGCATCGTCCAAAATAGAACGTGCTGCTGCAGTGCAAGCAATTTCTTCTACAGTGCCGCCACTTGCAGTGGCTCGTCCCAAGATAACGTTGCTTGTGCTTGTAGGTGCCAGCTTATTAAGCGTGACGGCTTGCTCTGCAATTTTTATAGTGGTCACTGCTGCATCTTCTATGGCAGAAGTGATGACAGCGCCAGGAGAAATATTGCCACTGGCCACAATAATTTCATCAAGTATCGCTACATCACCCAGCCCCAAGGCGTCTCTTATTCCGCTGATAGTGACAGCAGCAACAACGTCACGGGCTGCAGCAGAAAAACTAGAAGAGCTTGCGGAGCCAGACGAAGTAGTGTAGAAAAATAAATCACTGCCGCTGGCCGTTGTGGCAATATCTGCAAGTGCTGAGCTGTAAGCTTGAACATCAGCATCAATGACTAAACCCAGATTTGTGCGAGCATCACCCGCCGTGGATGCACCAGTGCCACCATCGGCAATGGCAATATCGGTAATACCAGAAATAGCTCCGCCAGTAATAGTTGCATTACCACTAATAAACGTGACGCCACTAATTGTTCCTCCGCTAAGAGCGACAGAGCTGGCATCTTGCACTGCCATTGTTCCCAGTCCAAGTGTGCTTCTGACATCGCTAGCTGTTGATCCAGAAACAATAGAACGCGCAAAGCTGGTAAATGGAGTGCCAGCAACTACACCGGATGCACTGGCATAAACAATTTCGTCTGGCTGGTCAAATTGAGTGGCTATACCAGAAAGAACAGCACTATAAGGTTGAATATCGGTGCCAATAACCAAGCCAAGATTGGTGCGGGCATCAACAGCAGAAGACGCTCCAGTGCCGCCATCGTCTACAGATAGATCGGTGATACCAGAGATGGTGCCGCCACTAATAGTGACATTGCCACTAATGAACGCAACGCCACTAATTGTGCCCCCTGAAACGACAATACTGCCTGCGTCCTGGGCCGCAAGTGTCCCAAGTGTGGGAAGACCAGAGAGGCTTGCATAGGTGCCACTGGTGGCCACTGGTGCCAGTCCTGTGACACTGCCAGCGGGAATGACGATGGGTACGCCAGATGCAAAGGAAACAATGCCTTGACTGTTTACAGTGAAACGAGCAACATTAGCGGCGTCGCCATAGGTGCCAGAAGCAACGCCAGTATTATCTAGTGCTAACGATGAAAGCTTTGTTGTAGAGCTTTGATTAAGCTTGGCAAGGTCAATAAACGAAGACGGTGCTCCACTAATGCCAACAGTGAGCAAATTTGCCACTGTAATTTGCTTTGTTTCTGCTGCGCTTAAATCAACAATGGGCAGTACATCAGTCTGAGAAAGATCTGTCGAAAGCTCAATTAGCTCTGAAATGCGGACAGTCATCTCAATCGGTCTCCCTTAGTACGCCAAGCTCGTCCAGCGTGGCTTCTTCGCCAATGCTAACATTATTTTCAGTGGTCAATTCAATAGGAGCATCACCAACTCTAAGCTTAAACTCCCCAGAAGTAACAAAATCAAAAGTGCATTCCACTAATGCGTCTGCTCTCAAGGTAAGAGCTGATCTCGTAAGAATGCCGTTCACTTCGTAATATACGCCTTCCGAGACAGTATACCCTGGAGGTTGAGGCAACCCTGGTTTAAGAATGTAAAATTTGCCAGCAAATTTGCTGCCAATTTCTATCTTTTGAATGAGCTGAGACAATGCCAAAGGAATTTCCTGTCCTAAAACATTTTTGAAGCTGAACAAGCAATCAACGCTTCCACTGCCGCTGATGGCACTAGAAGAGAAGTCCTTGTATTTATTTCCCAACGCAGTTGTGTCTACTGTGTCTCTATCAGTGGAAATCTGAAACCCTTCAACTTGTCCAAGAGTGTTATAACTGCCTGGCAATAAATTTACTCTTGTCTTCCAGGGTGGATTAGAGCTAGCCTTTTCCAAAGGGATGGCCAAATATCTTATTCCTGGATTGGCAATGGCATCAGCAAAATTACGATACATACGAACGGCACCCATTGTGTCTACATTCGCAAAAAACTCTAAAGGTAAAACGCCTGCTCCTGGGTCGTCAATAAAAACAGTATTGGCAGCATTCTTATAGAAACGAAAAGGAAGCCCTCTCGCATCGCTTGTGCTAATTTTGACGCGGTCGCCTGTGGTAATAGTACCAAAAGGAATGTCTTGACCCTGTCCAGTGCCAAGAGTAAAGCGCTTTCTTGGTACGCTTAAATCTGACGCGCTTATTTCTAAATCTAAAGTGTTAGACGAGCCTATGCGTCGAAGTTCAATTTCGCCATAGTGACCCACAAAAACGGTCATAGCATTGCTCTTGAAAAATTAAAGCCTAGTCACACCTGGCCTGTTTGGCACATCCAGCAATGGTCCGTCAACTGTAAAGGAAGTGGACACTGCCACGACTTCGCCATAATTCACTGCCACGCTTGCGCTAGTAATGTAAGCATTAAACATAAAATTAGTTTTGTAAAGATCTGCGTCATCTACAGTGAAGGATCCGCCGTCTACGGCCAAGCTCATGATCACACGTGGTGCAACATCTCGCGGAAACAATAGATCCACTAGTTCGTAAATGTCTTTCATGCGATTAGCGCCGCTATTTAAATCGTCTTCGTAAAACATTAAAGTAGCGCTACCTTCGCCGGAAGTGATTGATGGCGCAAAAGTCTTGGTGACATCTCCTAGCGCAGTGGTTTCTATCACTTCACTGGTGCTGTTGTAGCTCCAGTCGCGAATTTTTGCAATGCGAAAATCATCAACTACTAGCTCTCTTTCACTGTCAATGCCACGAGTATTAACAGAGCCCACTCCAAAATCACTCGTCATACGCACCCACACGCCATTGACTGCCACTGCTAAATAAATTACATCTGTTGCTTCGTATCCTGCGCCTGCACTGGTTATAGTAAATACGCATGTCCGTGAAGCGGCGTTTGCAGTGACGGCATTGCCTGCACGAAACCGTGCGCCGCCGCCCGTGCCCCTAGTTGTAAATGCAGTTAGCGTCTGGCCATTGGCAACGGCTTTTCCTGCAGTAATATTTAGCGTGCGAGTGCCAATGAGACCGGAAGAGGTGCGCCGTGCCATGTACACTCGGCCATTATTTCCAGTGTAAATTGCCATGGAAAGAAAGTTAGATGAGTCTTTGCTTTTATGCTAGCCCAAGCAATGGTAAAATGCTTACTTCAACGCACCGTAAAGAGAGCATCACTAAAATTAGCAACTTTACTGAGCAACTGACTGCCGCTATTGTCGCAAGGGTGTTCCATGGCTTTCACTGTTACTTCTCCTTCTTCATCCATTTGCACTTCCGTGGTCCTAAACACTCGCTTTCTATCTCCCTTGGCGCCTAGTACAAACATATAGCCAGAGTATTCCACTAATGCTGCTGCCGCGCCATTGACAATACTTATGCCATCAAAGGAAATGGTGCGCTCAGTATTCTTATAAATGAGCACGTCATAAGAACCGTTAGCAATGGTATCGCTCAATGGTGAGTTTAAAATGCCATCTTTCATGATCATGCCAGAACTCATTCTGTCCCAAGTGTTTAAGCCAATATCCACGTAGATGTAGGCGCCAGGACTGATGGGACTGTCAGTAGGGAAAGTCTTAAATTCAATGCCGCGACGAATATGACGCCGTTGATTGCAAAGTAATTTGCCAAATAGAATAGCTTGCTCTCTTTGTGAAACAAACTGACTTAAGTCAAAAGTTTGGCGAATGGCATTTCCTTCAAATGCTCCCACTGTAAATCCACTTGGTGGTTTAAGCTGCACTTGTACGCTGGCATTGCGCGGAAACACATCTCGCTCTTCCGTGTCCCTGTAAATGACAGTGGCAATTAGATCCTGCGTGGAATCACCATAGTCAATAAATTCTTCCTTGTAACTGCCTTCTAAAATGTTGCCCGTGGTGAACAGGGCATTGACTATCACTTCGCGATTGGCTCTGCCGGTATTATCAACGGGAATAGCAGGAATTAAAGTTTCTTTGCCGCCCACTCTTGCAAATTCCAATAAGCTAAATGGTGCAGTTTCAACCCAAAATTGCCGCCAAGAAGTAAGGTCAGAAATCACTCCATCCATGCACAACGGGATGCTTGTGACCTTGCCGTTGACGACGGGACCAAGCCCATTATTTCTGCAAAAGCGTTTTGCCTTTGCCAGTCCTAGCCAATCAATGCCTGCTGGCTGGGCATATTTGCCAATGCCATTTTCCCTATCAAGAATGGTATCAGCAAAGATGTCAGGAGCAAAGCTAGTGCTACTACTGCTTAAGCTATAACTGCCATCGTTATTAACTACATAGCTTATTTTCCCTTCTTTGACGTAGGCAGTAATTGAACGCAGATCTTGCACGCCTTTTCCAGAAAATATGCCGAGCGCCATCATGCTCATGTTTGCATATTTGCCATCGTTACTTTCTATTTGTTGTTCTGTCACGGCAGTAATGCGAAACTCAGGGCCACCATCAAAGCTGAATTGAGCTTGCGTGTCGGAGCGCACAGAGAACAAGTCCCACTCATTGGTGTAAATAGGGCCGCGTTCTTTTAGCGCCTTCTCTTTGTTAATAGGAACGAGAGAGCCGGTCCATGCAAAGCTAGACCCAGCGTGATCATACTTGTTTACAGGCCCTGCGTTCTCGATAAAGGCCATCTTGGTCTGGCTGTTATCTTGAATTTCTGCGCCAATGTCTCCAATGGGTTCAATTTTAAATTCCCATTTGGCTTGTTTGTAACCCTTAAAGGCTAAGCCAATGAAATTATCTTGATCGGCATTGCGCCTCACTGCAAAAATAATAGGGAGCCCTTGGTAATCGGATGCTTTTGTTTCTTTGTACGACACCTTAAAGAATGCCATCCGCCCTTTTACGCCGTTGTCGCTGAGCTTGAAACCCTCTGGCGCCTCCCTTTGGCCATAGTCCTTAGCGCGGCCCGAGATGCGCCTGAAGATCTTACAGCGAATGGCAAACTTTACAAAGTCACAGGCAGTAACGGTTTGATAAGCGGCAGATTCTACCTTGACAAGACACTTGGTAAAGAAATTATCATCGCCACCGCCGCGTAGATCTTCCCAGTTATTGTACACTTTTTTTGCATCTTTTAGTGCTTCTTTTTTTTCTTCTATTAAATCTGTGAAAAACTTGCGAACTTTCTCTGCGCCGATTTGATCCGTAGTAAGTTGCCCTTTGAGCTGCGACAAGCGGCGCTCCATAGCTTTAATGCCACCACTTCCGTAGCGGT